TCCGTCTATTTGATCTGGCTCTCCAACTGACGCAAATACTAAAATAACACTATCTGATGCAGTGGGAGTTATATTTAGAGTAGTAAAAGTTTGAAAACTTGTCGATGTTGTAGTAAGACCGCTAGTTTGATGAGCATAAACAACTTGTAAAATTTTTCCTCCTCCACCAGCTACCGCCCAAGTCATACCCCCTGTGTCACCTGATTGTGCAGATAAAAAATATCCGTTTGTTGGTGCGTTGCTAATTTGCATTTTAGCCTCGTTAATAGCTTGATCTGAAATATCTGCTTGGGCTATTGTTCCATCAGTAATTTTTCCTGTCGTAACTGCATTTGCACCAAGTTTGGATTCTGAAATAATACCATCTACTATGTCTGATGCTGTTAGTGGAACTGGAGTTGGTGTCTTGCCTATAAAAGCCATGTCTTACTCCTATGTTATCTCTAATATTGATAATGTTGCGTCTATCTTTGCGGCAACTGAACAATCAATTTGTAAAACATCGGTCGCTTGCACTACATATTTTCCGCCTGTTAAAACCTCTAATGAAGAACCGGCTGGTATGCTTACATCTTTGATTAACAAAACATCTTCGTTAGTTTCTGTATCTGATGTGTTTGAAACTAATTTAACTGATGTTGTAACTGCCGTTGTGTGAACATTACAAAGAGTTAATCCAATAACGATTGTTTGAGTTGAACTTGGGCCAGTATATAGTGTCAAAAAAGTTCCCGCACTGGCTGGCATCGCCGCATTTGTTTTTACCTTAAAAGTGTTTGCCAATGTTTCCCCCTTATCCTAAAGCAATACTTAGAGCCGCCGCCTGTGGGTCTGTCTCTGAAATAGTCCCTGTCACTGATGCTGTACTCGATATTGCGTTTGTTGAAATGTTTATACTAAATAATTCTATGTTATCTGAGCCGTCGTTAATTTTAATCTTTAAAAATCCTGATGTTCCTGAATCAACCCAAATACTGCCCTGTGCAACAGAACTTGGTGCTGATGTTCCTAAATGACTTGTATTTAAAGCCGTTAAAATATTATTAAGTTCAGTACGAAATGCACTGAAACCTTGATTCGCTAAACTTACATCTGATACCTGAGCCATAATAAATCTATATCCTTTCTCTATTAACTTTGCAACCCGAAACCTTTAGCAATATAATCAAAAGTTCTTTCGACAGCCGCACCGCTTGAATTTACAAAAGCTATACTGAAACCATTAACAGTTTTTGAACTGATTGTAAATGTATCTCCCGAGTCCATATTTTGAGCCGCTATACCCAAAGCTGGCACTTCAAAAAATGGATTTGTAAATGCAACTGTTTTTGAACCTGACGATGTTGCTAAGTTACTTTCAGCAAAAGTTCTTTCTTCAATGTTTAATTTAATAGCTATCGTTTTTACATTACTAGAGGTTTGGTCATCATCGTTAGTAAGTTTCAATCTAAATTTTGCAAACTTAAATTTAAAAGTTGCTGATTGAGTTATATCTACAAAAGATGTGCAATTAGCTAAAGATGTTGTTGAAGTTGCTATTTGTACTCTGTGAAAAGCGTGTAATTGTTCTGTCCCATCAAACGGGGCTTTCGCAGAATCAAAGAATAAAGAACCTCTACCATTATCAAACAAATCATAAGGGTTTTCTGCATCAAGAGTAATACTAGGTACTACATCGCCATCATATATTTGTGTTAAAGATATTGAGTTAGAAAAATTATAAAAACCTTTTGCGTCCCTGTTTGTATTGTGTTTATTAGGATTAGAGGTTGTATCTGTGCCACCTAATTCAAAATCTCCAGTAGGGCTGTCAAAATTACCGACTGTATCGTCAAAATTTGTTACTGTATCTAGCGTTAAAACTGTATCTCCCGATGGGTCTATTTTAACAGCTAGTGGTAAAGTTCCGTCCATCTGGTCTGCCGCTGTAAAAACATCAGGTGTTTCAGTAAAATTAGACACTGTTTTATAAGCATTTATCCCTGAGATATTAGTAGATACAATCGTTTCAGTTGCAGAACTATTGCCGTTTTTATCTACAGCTTTTATAAGATAACTACCGACCCTAGCTGGTACTATTGCCGAATCGCATTTTCTTCTTGGACATCTAACTAGATTTGTTGAGTTTATCCATTTAGCACCCGTTGTTACATCTTGAAACCTTATGTCGTAAAAAGAAATATCAAGATCGCTGTTTTGGCTTGGTGGAGTCCAAGTTAATTTCATGTGATGAGAGCCGTGCATTTCTACTGCAAAATCTTCCACATCTGAGGGAACTTCAACACCTCCAACAACTTTTCTAGTAGTAGATAAAAATGTAGATTTAGCACCAATAGTATTAACCGCCCTTACCCTTACTTGATAAGTGGCCTCATCTATTACATTTAAGTGTTGATAGCTTAATATTTTACCAGTTGCTATTTCTCTAAACGAATCAGTTACAGCGTTTCCATTAGGGTCTAATGTTTGTTTTATTTGTACCTCGTAATTATCAACAAATTTATCTGGCGATGCACCTACTGATATAAGCATTCTAGTAATAACAATTCCATCTGCATACTCAATCAACTCATCGTCTAAGGTTATACTTGCTGGTGGTTGGACACTAAATGGGTTTGGCAAAGTAGTATCTGGTATTGTTGCGGGTGCAACCTGAGTCCCAAAAGCATAGTAACTGTCTTGATGTTCTGTACACTGTAAACTAACTGTATGATCTGTATTTATAGTCATTCCTTGAATACGAAAAGGTTTAGCTGAGAAACTTGGGGTTGCGTGAGTAATATTAACAATATCTCCGATGCTTAAATCTAAAGCTGTTGCGTCACATTTTAACGAAACATCTAAACTCGTTCTTGATCGTCTTAAAATTACCTCAGCCATTTCTTGAGCCTGATGTGGATTTGTAAACATAGAAAAATCAAAACGACCCTCTAATAACAGGCCACCATCTGCTGTCTGCATATTAGAAAAGGTATCGGCACTCGCTAGTCCTGTTTCGTCCACAGGGGGAAACTGGGCGGTATCTGATTGATAGTTTTTATCTGGATTAATAAAATTCACTATAACTCGATTATAACGAGAGTTTTTGCTTTTACTGTTTATTGAAATACCACCTAAAATATTATCCTCTGTTAAAGTGATAGCGGCTGAACCAGAACCCTCTACTAAAATATTATATTTACCAGCACTAAAATTTAAGAATGATCTTGAACCTCGTACAAAGTCTTTAACATTATCAATAGCTTTTTTTGATGTATCAACAACTGTATGACTGTCCATCAAATCAATCGTACTAGCACCACTAAAAGGTGTAATATCAGTATCGCAAACATCGCCAGCTACTTGCCAATCTGCAAAATTACTATCGAAATAACTATTAGTTATTCCCATGCCAAATCTATCATTTCGTAAATAGTCTAATAATTGATAAATAGGATTGTCTGAATATTCCCAAGTGCTTGATGTATCTGCCCTATGAGAACCAGAACCACCAGTTACAGTGCTATCTAAATTTGGATTGTAAACTTTCTTTCCTTGCACGATAGCATTTACAGTAGGCAAAGAACCAAAGGCATCTGCATTCCATTTGAATTTAAAAGCTATATAAGCAAGCCCCCTTAATCTATGGTTTGATGTCCATGACGATAAACCTGATAATAAACTAGATGCACTTTGCGAATCAGTACCATAATGTGGCTCAACAGTAATTAAACTTTCTGCACTCGAATCATCATCTGGTGCTTTAAAATAGTTTGCATCTGAACTAGCTACTGTTCTTTGAGTATTGTCTGCCAAGTCTCCACTAAGAGTTACCTCATTATCATTTACAAATATTTTAGTTATATCGTTTATCTCGCCCTCTGACACTATAATGGCCATATAAAGAAACTCATTATCTGTACCTGATGTTTCTAAAAAGACTACATTTCCGCCAACTTTTCTTGTTCCGTAAACTATGGGTATATGTGCATTTGAACTGAATTTATTGACTAATACACCTTTTGCATTTTGATCTGAATCGTTATCTCCAAAGTCAGGTATTTCAGGAATAGGTATAAGCCACCCAATGACATCTTCGACAAGATCAAATACAAAATCAACAACATCTTCAAAAAAATCTACTACACTCTCAACTATTTTACCCATGATACCTCCACGAACCACCCATAGAATCAAAACCTAATTTTTTAAAAACAGAATCAAAACCTTGTGCTGTTGAAATATATAAAAAAACTGGCAACCCATCAGCATATTTTTTAACTGATTCAATAACTCTTTTTACTAAAGGAAAATTTCTATATTGTTTTTTAATATAAATAAGATTTATCTCGACAAGTTTTGATCTACTAAAAAAATATTCTCCTTTTGAATACATACAACAACCTATAATTTTTTCAGTCTCTAAATCTTTGATACAAATTATTTTACCTACTCTTAAATTATGTTTTATAAAATTAGTCAATTTTGTTTCATCAATCTCAGGAAAATCAATTTCATTGAGTTCTGTTTCTTTCAAATAGACAATCAGATTGTAAAGTTCCTCAATATTTTTTTTTGTAGCAATAAATAAATGAACATTCATTCTCTACCCCATCTAACATCTCTTACAGTCAAAGCCGCAAACTCCATTCCTTTATCTCCACTAAAAAATCTTTGCTGAGAATTGTCTGTCGTTGTTCTGCCATTTATTTTGCTAAAGTTTCCCCAATGTGAAGTAACACTCAATAATAAGTTAGCAGTATCAGTATTATCGCTAATTTTATATTCATCTATTGTTCCATAAAATAGTAAAAATGGGTCGCTTATCAAAGCGTTGTTGTTGTCTAAATAACCTCTGTAAATAAAAACATTTTTGTTAATAATATTCTCACTGAGAGATATAGATACATAAGTTTGATCTACGCCAGATAAACTAATAGATAGTGAGTTTTTTGTAGGTTTGTTTGTTTCACTTACACCACTGATACTACGAAGATGGCCATTTGATTGATAAGTTCTTGATGAACCTGATACACTAGATGTTAAATCAAAACTGGCGTTAGTTAAATATATTGGTGTAGCAAAACCAATTTCTATTAATAATACAGGGTCAATGACCCCTGTTGCTAACTGTGT